AGTTTTTCCCGATGGTGGTGGATCCACCCAACAGAGCAGCAATGTTCCTGTTGTAAATCCCACAGTGAGGTACGCGGGCCCATGGACGCGGTACTCACAGGGGAGGTTGGGGGCCGTAGCTGGCTTCGTCTCCAGCCTCAACTGGGTCTCCCTTCAGCCCTGGCTGATGGCAACACTAGCTGGTGTTGCCTTCGCCATTGGGTCTGAGGGGGCGGCGCGAGGTCTGATCAGCCTCGTGAGTCGCACACCCTCATTATCGATGATAGGGTCGGTAGTGAGGCAGGGAGTGGCGTGTTTGGGCGCCACCGTCCCGAGAATAGGCAGGTCCTTGTTAGTCCTAGCAGGGGCTTACCTATTCCGCCCAGAGAAGGTCGCTGACGACGACGTACTCCTGGTGCAGCTTACCAACCTCATCAATTGTGACGATCCTGTTGTACACGCCACAGTTGATGAATGGAAAGCGGCACTAGATGACCCGGGCGTTCCACGAGAGAGATATGGACGACACCACCAGAGGGCAATCGTGAAATTCGCCCTGCACGCCAAAGCGAAGTTTGGCCTCACCAAGCGCACTGAAGCTAATCGGTTAGTAGTGCGCAGATACATATATGAGGAAATGCAGAAACATGGCATGCGCGACACACATATAGCCAACTCGTTAGATTTGGCAACGCTTTTAACCTTTGTTCCAACTAATGTTGAAATGAGGACAGCCCAAGCGAGTAAGTGTGCCGACTGGTGTATGAGGGAGCAGTTTGTGAAACGGCCCTCAGCTTCAGGACCCGCTGGGCCGGGCCTGGAGTTTGGTCCCGATTAGGACGGCCCGGTGTTTGTGGCGGGGGTGGATGCATATCAAAGTGAGTGCACCCACCCTGGGTTGACCGTCATCAAACACTTGGGCCATTCACGCACACGGCGTGTCTCGATGATTCCCGGGGTTGCCAACCTCGTGGACATGCGTGTGCACAATTCGACCATTGTTAACCTGGAGAGGGGAGTGTTGGAAAGGGTATTTTACGTTAAAGAGAACGGTCGCTTCGTTCGACCCCCCCAACCTGACCCCAAAACATTTAATGCAAGGATGTCCCGATTTAGAGACATTGTGTTATCTGGTATACATTCGACCACCCCGACGAAGCGGGAAGATTTCCCGTCATATTACCGGGGTCGCAACCGTACCAGATACGCGAATGCTGTGGATAGTCTATCAAGGAAGGACGTTAATGCCACGGACGCCCACATTAAATGTTTTGTCAAAGCTGAGAAAATAAACTTCACGGCAAAGAAGGATCCTGTTCCGAGGATCATTTCTCCCCGAGATCCCAGGTATAACGTCGCAGTAGGCTGCTATTTAAAGCATATTGAGCACATGCTTTACAGAGCCATAGCCAGGGCATATGGAGGTACAACAGTCTCCAAAGGCCTGAATGTTGAAGAGGTAGCGGCTCTTCTAAAGGGGAAATGGGATCGTGTGGACGACCCAGTGGCCATTGGACTTGACGCATCAAGATTTGATCAGCATGTGTCACAGGTAGCTCTCCAATGGGAACACAGCGTTTATAACTCAATTTACAGGGACCCCAAGCTCAAGGAGCTACTTTCCTGGCAAATACGCAATCGGTGCAAAGGCTTCACATCCGATGGCAAATTGAGTTATACCACAGTTGGGACACGCATGAGCGGTGACATGAATACCGCCATGGGCAATTGTCTCATTATGTGTGGACTGTTGTACTCGTATGCGTCCTCGAGGGAGGTGCATATTGAGCTCGTAAACAACGGAGACGACTGTGTGGTTATCATACGCAGGAAGGACCTCAAGAGATTTGAATCTGGGCTCACCGAATGGTTCAGAGAAATGGGGTTTACGATGAAGGTTGAGGACCACGTCGATGTGTTTGAGCGGATACAATTCTGCCAAATGCAGCCTGTGTTTGATGGCTCCAAATATGTGATGGTTAGGAATCCAACGGTCAGTATCGCCAAGGACGCCATCTCCATTAAACCTCTCGACTCCAAGTCCATGTTCCAAAAGTGGCTTGGTGCCGTAGGGGAAGGAGGTGTCAGTCTCACTGGTGGGATACCCGTCCTTCAGTCGTTCTATTGCTGCCTGGAACGAGGCAGCCATGGTAAGAGGCTCAGGGATGATCCCACCATGGAGAGTGGTTGGTGGTACCTGTCTAGGGGAATGGCGCGGAAAGTGTCTAAGGTAAGCTCTCAGGCGAGATACTCGTTTCACCTTGCCTTTGACATCCCGCCGGACCTCCAGGTAGCAGTTGAGGAGTATTATGATTCCTACACCCCTATCTATGACACTCCAAGTTTTCGGCCCACGTCTAGGCCGAACATTTGGATAACATAGAGACTTGGTGGTGACACACACCCGGGTGGCTCCGTAATCAGCTAGAGAGGCCATGGGGTCCCCACATTAATGCCCAAAACGGATACCGTGCTAAACAAAATGCCGAGAGACTGCACGGAGCAAGGTCCACTTTGTGGGGATGAACAGTCCAGTAGTCAGCTGTATCCCATACTTGACATGAATAAAAATAAAAATAAGAAACCTCAATCCGCAAGGAAATCCCCCGCTGGAGGCAGATCCAGCAACCAAATGATGACGTCCGTGGGTGTTAGCTACGACACCCAAATCGCTAATAGCAAACCTTCCTTCCTGCCCTCCAAGGATGGCCTAAGGGTTAAGCACCGAGAATACGTTGGTGACGTGGGGGCAACAACCAGTAATTGGTCTGTTGTTAACACGTTCTCGATCAATCCCGGGTTGCCGTCCACCTTCCCTTGGCTATCCATGCTAGCCCAGGTGTTTGAGACCTATGAGGTCCATTCACTTTCCTTCGTTTACCAGGCTGCCTTGCCTACTTCAACAGCTGGTACTGTTTACCTCTGCATTGATTATGATCCTGCAGACCCAGCACCAGCAAACAAGGCCTCGATGATGTCCAATATGTCTGCAATTGCTTGCAGCTCTTGGGCCTCTACCAAATTGACCTACGTGCCCCAACACGATAGACTGGTTAACAAGTTTACAAGGAACAGCTCATTGGCTAGCAGCTTGGACATTAAGACCTATGATGCAGGTCAACTCTTCATCGCAGCTGAAGGGTTTGCTGTGTCTTCCCCCGGTAATGTGTTTGTAGAATACGACATTACCTTGAGAATTCCCCAGATTCCCACCACTATTGAAACTGCCCAGTCACTGAAGATTACCTATGGTAGCACCAGTGCCCTGAGCAATGTCAATGATGGCTATGCTGGCAATTCCAATCTTCTCAACAGCTTGGCCGGTTCCTTGGCCTCCGGTACTGGCACAGGTGCATGGGTTTGCCCATCACCAGGCCAGTACCTCTTGGAATACGCCATCAGTGGCACAGCTAATAGTAGCGGTAACGTTGATGGCACTTGGGCAGTACTCAGTGGTGCTGCCTCAATCACTGACCTTGGCCAGGCCGTTATCCCGGAAAGCACGTCAGCCCTAGGCATATATCAGGCAATAATAAACGTTGCCGATGCAGGGGCCACCATAGGGTTAGCGTTGATTCATTTGGCGTCCTTTGCCAATTACCACTTGCGTGTTTCCAAATATGGATACAGCCTAAACTAGATATCATGGCAATCGCAAAGGGACACCGCTCCCCATAGAGTTAGCGGCGCTCACTGAAGTTAGATGATCCACTGTGGGACTGGCAACGAAATTACCTACTGAATTATTGTACTGTTGCGATCTTATGGGAATGCAGTACAACCCAGCATATATTGTCCGTTCAAGGAGTAGCACCCGACCCGCAATGGCTACCCGATCTTCTTTGTCCAATTCCTTGGCACCCCAGAGGGGTGCAGGCACTCACATCCTGCTCGCGAGAGTGGGGGGCGTGGGGAGTGTTCAACCCCAGTGACTCCTACTGGTCATGAGACTTTGTCTACTTAAGCCGTG